CCAGCGGGTTCAACTAGAAACAGAAACACTTTAGTATTGGCAGACTTGCTTAGCGCGTCTAAAAGACTTGACGAAATGAACATTCCAGACGACGGAAAGAGAGTTCTTTTATTGCCTTCTAACATGTACAACGAGTTGTTTACAATTCAAGATTTGTTAAGAGACGATATTGCAGACTCTAAGAGTTTAGGAAGTGGTGTTATGAAGCGAGTATTCGGATTCAACATTATGAAAAGAAGCTTTGTATTAACTTACAACGCAAGCGCTAAAAACGCTGTAGGCTCTGCAATTGCTGCTGATGACGATTCAGCAGGTATTGCATATCATCCAAATTTCGTAGCTAAAGCATTAGGCTCTATTACGATGTATGAAGAGACTAAGTCACCTACTTATTTCGGCGACATTGTTTCAGCAGACGTACTGTTTAAAGCAACTCAATTGAGAACAAGCGGAGACGGTATTGTGAACATCGTACAACAGTAATATTAATTAACCCCAAGTAAAATAATATTATGAAGACGAAAGACAAATTAGCAGCAATAGCGAAAGACAAATACTTCAAAAACAAAAGCATAGCCTCTATGTGGGCTACGGGCGACGGTCACTTTTTCCACGCTCACGCTAAGAATTACGCCTTAAACCACGCAAGCGGTAAAGAAGGGGTAGAGGTATTTGAAATTACTCGCGCTGATGTAGATGGTAAGGCTTCAAAAAAGAAGGCAGAAAAGGTAGAGTCTCCAAAAGAGGCTACTACCGAATCTGTTAAACCTAAAGTTGAAGAGCCTAAATCTACAGATGACAAGCCCAAAACCAAACCAAAAGGCAAGGGCAAACAATAAATTTAAATTATGCCAGAAAACGACATAAAAGTAACCAGAACGGGGGGCGGTTTAGGTCGTCCACAGTCAGGAGAAGACCACTATTCGGCTATGATATTTTACACAGCAGGTTCTTTACCTTCTGGGTTTAGCTCATCCGATAGAATTAAAAAGATTTTCTCTGTTGATGAAGCCGAAGATTTAGGAATCGTAGACACTCACGCGGACGAAACAAAAGGGACAGGCGGTCAAGTAGTGATCGGCGGAACTTGGGTAGCGGACGAGGTATGTTCTATAACAATTGGAGGGGCAGTACTTGGAACTCATACGGCTGTTTCGGGTTCTGTAGCTACTACAGATATTGCATCGGCTTTAGTTACTAATATTAACGCAGGAACTAGCACAGGATTACGTCACGGATGGGTAGCTACCTTGAATTCGTCTACCGTAGAACTGGCACAACCTGCAAAACTAGGAGTAACTAACAACGCGGGTGGAATTGCTTTCACGACCGATTCAGCATCAGGTACAGGAACGCCAACACAGTTTACAAGCGGTGTAGGTTCCTACTTTGCTATCATGCACTACCATATTTCTGAGTATTTCAGAATGCACCCAACGGGTGTTTTATGGGTAGCTATTTACGCACAAGGAACATACGACGGTACGGAAATTAAAACGGTTACAGATTTTGCGGAAGGCAAGATAAGACAAAGCGCGGTTTATGTATCGCATGAGTCGTTTGCATCTAGCCAGTTAACAGCGTCTCAAACAGTACTTGACACGGTAGCAACGGAACACGCTCCGCAAAATATTGTTTTTCACTCTGACATGACTAGCTCTACTCTTGCTACATTACCTAACCTAACCACTTTATCAAACGAACGTGTTTCTATGATGATTGGAGAGGATGGAGATTGGCATCAGTCAGCATACAGTAATACGGCTTCGTATTTACAAGGCTCGAAAGTAACATTTCAAGGCGCTGCGTATGTAGCCAAAACAGCTACGACAGGTAACGCACCTTGGGACGGCACGAAGTGGACTTTTATAAGCTACAATTTAAACACAATTAACGGCTTTACGATCGGTACTACTGGCGTTGCGCTAGGTGTAATATCTGCTAGCACTGTGAATCAAAGTATTTCAGAAGTTGGAGCGTTTAACCTAGTAACCGGAACAGGATTAAGCGAGCCTGCATTCGCTACGGGTGACCTGTACCAAAATCAGACAACAGCTTTAAAAGATCAATTGCAAGATTATCACTATACGTATATCAGAAACCACAGAGGCCAAGACGGTACGTATTTTAACGACTCTAGAACAGCTATTACTGAATCTAATGACTTCTCTACAATAGAGAACAATAGAACTACAGATAAGGTACAGAGAGGTATTAGATCGAATAACTTGCCAAATCTAAGCAGAAGGCTGTATTTAAACACGTCTACAGGTACGCTATCAGAAGACACTATACAGGTGTTTAAGTCAGCTACTGTTGAGGTATTGCTACAGATGCAAGCAGATGGAGAGATAAGCGGAAGCGAAACAAACAAAGGTTTCGAGGTGTCTATTAATCCAGAGCAAAAAGTTCTAGAAACGAGTGAAATTAAAATAGGAGTTAAATACGTTCCGACGGGTATTGCAAGAAATATTTCTTTCACTATCGGACTTGCTCCAAAAATAGGATAAAAATTAAACTATGAGCGCATTAATAAACGGTAGGGCTTACGACTTTTCTCAGGTTATTGTAAACATAATGGGCGTTGCTATTACAGGAGTAACCGAAATTACATACGAAGAAGAGCAGGAGAAAACAAACAACAGAGGTACAGGGCCGAGAGCTAACAGTAGAGGTCGAGGTTCTATCGAATCTAGCGCCTCTATTACTTTGTCGATGAACGAAGTAGAGAAACTTAGAGACGCGTCGGTAACAGCAGGAGACACTACAGGTTCTTTGTTATCGCTAGAGCCTTTTACTATTACGGTTAACTTCAACAACGCACAAAGACCTATTACACATACTTTGCTAGACTGTGAGTTTACTAAAGATGGCGGCGGCGGCGCATTGGACGACACAGAGTTAACTATGACTTTCGACTTAATTACGAGTAGAATAAATTACAGATAAACACTAAAACCCCAAGAAGATGAAACCCCAAGAAGACAGAAACAGTCAAGAATATATTGACTCGTTAAAAAAGCAGTTTCCAGAGATAACAAATGAGCTTACCCTAACCAAAGGAGGCGAAGAGTACAAGTGTTACCTTAAAAACCCTAACAGAGCTATTTTAGAGCAGGCTTTGGGCTTAATAGGTAAAACTAGAGGTAACCCAGAAATGATAAGAGCGGGAGAGGTTATTTTGTTAGGATGCTGGGTAACTGGTGACGAAGTTATAAAAACAGAGGACGATTTACTTGTGTCTTTTTCTTTACAGGCTATCGAATTGATCGAGACGCACGAAACCTCTTTAAAAAAAATTTAGAAAAGTACGCTCTTAATGATTCAGGCGGATTAGGGCAGTATAATGCGTTAATCCGCTTTTATTATAGGGTAGACCCAGACTCGTTAGACGATGACATGTACTGTAAAATTAGATGTGAAATTGACTGGTTAATAAAAACGGGTATTATACCGCTAGAGAAAAAGACTAAATAAATGGCTAATACGGTTGAATTTATTATCAAATTAAATGATAAGTACTCTAAGGGTATGGGCAAGGCCGCTACGGCTACCGACAAATTCAGCCAATCGACCAAAAGCGCGGACAAATCAACAGGTAGTTTATTAGGTAAAATAGGCGGGTTAGTTTCTGTTGCTGCAATTGGAGGTGTGTTTTTAAAGACCGCTAGAGACGTAATGCAGTATGAAACTAATATAGCGTCTTTGAGTGCTATTACTGGCGCTACTGGTGACGCTTTAACGGAATTAAAAGGCAAGGTAGGAGAGGTCGCTACAAGTACCAAGGCTAGTTCTTCGGCTGTTGCAAAAGCTTTCGAGGTGGTAGGTTCGGCACAACCTGCATTACTAGAAAGCGCGGACGCTTTAGCAATGGTAACTGAAAAGGCAATCGTACTATCAGAGGCTAGTGGTTTGGATTTAGAGTCTGCCGCCTTATCTTTAACTGGTGTAATGAATCAGTTTGGCATAGGCGCAGAAGGTGCGTCGCAAGCTATTGACACGTTAGCAAATGGTGCTAAATTAGGCGCGGCGGCAATACCTTTAGTGTCCCAGTCTATTGAAAAGTTTGGTTCGGTTGCGGCTGGGTTTAATGTTAGTATGCAAGAATCTGTCGCATTAACAGAGGCATTAGCAGACAAAAGCCTGAAAGGGGCAGAGGCGGGAACTGCACTAAGAGCTATGCTTTCGAAAATGGAGACTGTAAAGGAGTCGCCCGCC